GTATCGTCATAAAGAGTTGGATCTGTTTCAATAGCTGCTTCTGCTAATAAATCGCCATCCCAAGGGTTTACCGGATACCCAAAGGAATTACGAACAAGTCGTAGCTTTGACCAAGTACCCGCCGGGCTGTTCCATTTGACTTGAATATTTCCATAGCCTCGGGGTTTAGCTGTAAAAGAAGTTGCAATAAACTGAGATGCGTTATCAGGACCGTAATACGCTAAATTATAATAATTAATACCATAACGTGACATTAGACTGTAATGCCTCCAGTTACAGTAAGACCCCAAGTGTAGGATGCTGGTTTTTGTGGAATTTCATTAAGTTCACAAAGTATGTCTCCTACAAACAATTTAGTAGCAGCCCCACCTACTACAGCAGTTGCTGCAACAGTTGTACCAGAGCAAGCATAGGTAAATGTAGTTGTAGTTGGGATAGTAGTAACAACAAATACACCATTAAAATCGTTGTCAATACCTGTAATTTTTACAGTATCTCCAATTTTAAGACCGTGAGCTGTAGTTGTACGTAAAGTAGCAACACCAGAGTTCAAAGTCTTTTGATCTACTACCTTAGTAATGTCAGCGTCTTTTCGAATTAACTTTTTAGTTTCTACATAAGCTACTCCGGGCACAGAGTTAACGGCTGAAGTTACATCATTAAGAGTTACTCGATCTGCAAAAATTACGTTATCAAACTGGAACAAAGTATCAAGTTTTGCGGTTACCTCAGACAAGACGAGGCTTTGCTTATACTGAGGTAACACTGTTATATCGGCATCAATAAATACATCTACATATGATGGTGGTTGAAAAGTAATAGTTGTGTTAGCTGGGATTTTGTCACCTAAGTAGGCTTTTAAAGAGGTAACTGTGTTGTTAAATACTGTAGATGGGGTTACTCCATCACCGGTAACACCTTTGTCTCCAAAAGGAGCAAAGTAAACGGTAACACTTGTGTACACATCTGCAATTGCTACAGCTTTAGCCGCTCCACCTTTAATACAAAGGTTTGCGTAATCTGAAAGCGAAACAGCTCTATCTAATGTGCGAAGGCTCAATGGAGCATTTACACGGATGGCGTCTGTAGATTCAAAATCTCCACCGCCAGAAGCTACACCGGTATCAGTTGCACTGATGTACTGGTTAAGTACGCTTAGCCCTGAAGCACCATTGGTAAGAATAAATTTAATACTGTTAACTCCAACGTTACCTTTTGCACCTCCGCCAGTACGGTAGGTAGCTGTAATTTGCGCGTTTACTGGGGGGATGCGTCCGCTGACGTTATCTCCAAATAAAACATAAGTAAGACCGTCCGCGCTTGTGTATGTGCTAAATACTGGGTCGTAGTTTTGATAATCAATAAGATATGGGACTTGAGTGTAAGTAATTGAGTTAACGGTTAGGGTAACGCTTTTTTCAATAACTGGGCTTTTAGATAGTTTAAAAACTTGACCAGATTCGCCATTTGAAGTTCCAATAACTTCATTAGATACAGTTGTTCCTTGATTAGCGGTTACTGTTATAGATCCAGTTGCAGGGACGGTTACAGAAGTAGCTGTTTCAAAAACAATCTGCTCGGATGTGCTGCTGGTAACATTTGTAGTTGCTACTTGAGTCAAAGCTGGCACAGTAATTGTGCTTGCAGTTGAGTTTTGAAAAGTAAGAGTTACACGAGCGGCGGTGTTATTAGTAGCTTGGTATCCAAGTAGACGGGCAAGCTGTAGAACGCTATCGCGTTGGCTAGCTGTAGTAATAAACGATTCGTTAGCAGCTCGGTCAATGTAGTAGTTAAGGCCATCACCCATATAGGCAAAAGCTTCAAGGATGGTAATACCAAAGTCAGCCGGGTCGCGGTTAGTCCAGTTAGGGGCAAAGTTAGGGATAAGGGAGATTAAGTCTTCCCGAATGGATGTGTAATCCCTAGAGGTATAGTCGATCTGCGGAATGTACTTTTTAACGGCCACTTCGTCCATTTCCTTCCACTACTAGATCCCCACTTCGGGAGAACAGTCCGGTCTTTATCTTTACGCTTTGTTGGGTATCTTTATCATTATAACGGTAAAAGACTTGAATAACTATGTTTCCATCAGCCGGGTCAACCTCCCCGTTAACTTTTTGAAGGGATAGGCTTGGTAAGAACTTTGAAAACGCCCCTCCAATGCTCTGTTGGATAAGGCTTACAGCATCGTTTACGCCTTCAAAAATTGTTGCATTGACGCTTGTTCCAAAGGTAGGACGCATGATGCGCTCATTAAGGCTTGTCATAACGACAAGCACTACGCGGTCCTGCCAAATCTTTGCTTCGTCTGCCGTGTGGGCCACAGACCCAAAACTGTCAAATGCAAAAGGTAGAGTGATTGCTTTTTGGTATGCCATTATTTAATTTCTCCTATCCATATGGGGAAATTGGGATCTCCCGCTAAGTACATAACTGCAACTTTTTTGCCCACTGCCATAACAGAAGCTGTTGTTGTAAGCGCCCAATTAGTGTCGTCAAATCCCGTTACTTGAGGAACCCTAAGTTTAGCTCTATACCGGCTTTCGGGGTCTGCGTTATCTACAACAATACCTTCGTACACACCATAAAATCTTTTATCAAAGCTCATCGCGCCCTCACCTTTGCTAGGCGGTCAACTACAAAATCTTCAGTAGCGTATTCTAGAACAACTGGGTCTAGTGACCTTGTTCCACTAACCCAACGAGCCGGAGAGGTGTCCCTATTATTAATATTAGGTTTAGCTCTGTTTTCAATATTGCCAAAACTGCCGCGCTCAGTGTTGTTAACCGGCACAGTAAGTCGGTTTAAATAGGTTATAGGGCGGACGGTCGTTTGACGCACCCCGGGAATAATTTTTCTAATTGGTCTAGATGGAGGAGATGTGATGGTACGGCTATCTGGTCCAATACGGGTTTCACCTAAAGAGTCAGTACCAAGGTGAAGCACACAAGTATATCTATGTCTGTTACTTTCTTCCTCAATGATTTTGTGTTCTACTTTTAGAATAGTCCAAAACCCTGAGTAATTAGACCCAAGCCCGTTTAGATAAACGGGCATATCTGGCCGTAAAGATGGAGACCCAAGTACTTCAGCAGTAGCTCTGTAAGGAAATACAATTAAATTATCAATAGCTTCGCTTTCGTAACGAGCAGTCTCAGGGTTATCAGCTACTGTAGATGTGTCAAAATCGTCAAAAAACTCAGTTTGTTGTTTTACACGAGTGGCCCTATAAGGCTCTTGCTGTGTAACAGCCATGGCTGTATTTGTAAACCTATCAACACCTGATATGGCAATAGCTGTGTTAGCTCCATCTTCGTAGTCTAAAGATTCGCTAATAATTGGGCTAAAAGAATAAATAGTTGATCCAGCAGAGTCATTAGCTTGACGCATGGTAAACGTCATAGCTTCTTCTTTATATCTGTTAAAGTCTTGAAGATTGGGTTGGAAATAAAGTTCCGTGTTTGTTGCTCTTAGCGTATATCCAGACTGCTTAGCTAGTCTTACAAGCAGTTCCCAATCTGTATGCCCTGATTGTGCAATTTGAGGGTACACGCGAGGGTGTGGGACTGAGTAACAAGCAAAGTTATACTTCTCTGCAATTATTCTGGCAACTTGATCTGAGGTTATGTCTTTGTATATCGCTTTAGAGGCTTGACGGAATGGGTATGACGCACCAATCATTATCATTTCTGTAAAGTTTTTTCCAGGAGTTCTTTCTTGTTTAATGCTGTGTACATAGCCGTAAACGTCTTTTTTCTCAGTAACACCTGTAATTGTAATTTGCACAGGTGATCCAGGGCTTAGCACTTCATACGCTACATCCCAGTCTTTAAACACAACTTTAATCATGTCGTGCTTGTACTTTTCTTGAATAATGTCAGCAGAATAAACAACAGTTGGGCTAGATTCAGCGTCAGGAAAAGCAATACGGATAAAATTAAACATTTGGAATCCTTAAAATGGTTCCAGGAGCAATGTTTGTAAAGTCGACAATTTGAGGGTTGTACTCAGGAATAAGCCACCAAGATTTTGGGTTTTGGTAGTATTTAGAAGCAATTTGGTCAAGGCGTTCACCTTGGACGTACTGGTGTTCCCAATAGCTCAACAAACCAAGCTTTGAAAATGTGTAAAAAACTACAGGCTGCTCTGACCCCGAAGATTTATAGCTAAAGAAGTCAACTGTTGAGTATTCGTAACGAGATCCTTTACGTATCATTAGCCAGCCCCAATTCCTGTTCCAGCAAAGCATTCAATTGAAATGGTAACAGTAGTTCTAATTGGAACCATGTCCTGCGTAAATGAATTGTGATTGATAGCAATATTAGATAACCAACCTACATAGGATAAGTTATTTAAACGGTCTGGTCCTAAAGAAATACCTAAAAGCGTAGGCTGTAAATAACCAAGGTTAGCTGTGCGCTTACCCATTAAAGTTCCCCACTTTTCTACACCCATTCCTGAGCCGTTAATTGCTCTAAACAAGTATTCAAGGTCAGCCATAGTTCCTTGTCTCATTAAAGCCTCTAGTTGTTCACCAAAAGCTTGTTTTCCTTGACCCGGAAACACGGCTGTGTAAAATTTAGAATAGTCGTTAAAGTCTTTAATTTTAGAAGACCTAATACAAGCAAAATCGTTTGTACGATCAAGCAAGATATTAAAGTTAACTGTTTCTTGACCTGGAAATACACCAGAGACCACACGAAGCGTGTCAGCAGCAGAGGGCGTAATGTCCATATTTCTTGCCACGTTAGTTTGAATTTCAGACGGGTTCCATAAAAATTGAAAACCCCATTTGCGGTCATCGTTCTTAAGTTCAACGCCTTCAGTTGTTTTTGCTAATGTAGATGTGGCATCTGCCAAGCTTTCAACTTTTCCTGAGTCCGTATTAAACTTTTGAAGCGCTGAGGCTGAGTGCCAATACCAAATTCGTCCACGACGAGTTCCATGGAAAGACTCAGGAGTACTTGTTTGATTAAATACGTCTGAGGCAAAGTACCCAGTTTTATTGTTAACTACCCCAACATCATATGGCTCTAGTTCAATTGGTCGAACTGGCAAACTCCAGTTGTGAGGCGGCAGATTAAATTTATAACCAATAGGGTCTGGAACACCTACTTCAATGTCATCCCCAGAACTTCCGCCAGCACTTGTTTTTGAAGACGCTTGGCTATTTCTTTCACCATTAACTTTGTCTTGCTGATAAAGATTACGTCGGGCTTCCTCGTTGGAAGCGGTCTCAGTCACAAGCTGCGCTTGAGTAAGTGTCAGCTGTTTTTGTTGACGAGCTTGAGCGTCAGGATCTGTTGTAGAAGTCGTTGCAGATACCGCTTTTGCGTAGCCTGCGCCACCATCAGATAACGTTGCATAAGTTGCCATTATTTACCAGCCGCCGCTTGCATAAGTGCTCCCTCTGTTAACATCTTTTCAATAAGTTTAGAAATCTCATTAGCGCTTGCAGCAGCCGCATTAATATTAATAGTAACGCCTCCATAGTTATGAGCAGTTGTAGGCTTATTTGCATCAAAACCTGATGATCCAAAATATTGGCTAAGTTGAGAGCTACTTAAAGAGGACGGGTTAAAGGTAGCAAGCTTCTTTTGAAGCTCTCCTGAAGTAGCCGCGGCCGAAAGCTTGGCTATATAGTCTGTTTCACCATTTTCTTGTTTAAACTCGTCAGGGTCTTCTTCAACCATCTCTGGGTCTCGGGGATTTCCGCTTTCTACGCCAGTAAGGCCTAGTTTTCTAGAAGTATTAACCCAAGCTTTATCCCAACGCCCACCGCCACCATCAAAAATTTGTTTTGCGGCTATTGCGTTTGTAAGAGGGTCATATAAACCTAAAGGCTCGCGCTTTGGATCATTAAATTTCTTATAGTCTTTAAGAGATCGAATTTGAAATAGGCCAATACTGTAATCCCATGTATTACTAGTTATTCCTTTATCGCCCTCAGCGTTTGTTTTAAAATTAGACTCAGCGCGGGCAACATCAACCGCGTTCTCTAAGTCTTGCCCTTCAAAACCAGCTTGTTCAAGGATATTTCTAACTTCTGCTTCTGCAAGAGTTCTACCCTCGTGCGGAGCGTGAACACCACCACCTTGGTGTCTATTACGTCGACCAGTAAGGTGGTTAGGAATAATAACGCCGTCAGTTTTTGGAATAAAGAGTTCTGGGCCTAGCTCACCAACAATATAAGGCGTCTCGTCATCAACTTTTCCGCCTTTAGCTTTTCCGCCTAATCCAAGAACTGATAGTAGTC